AAAAGAGAAATGGCTAGCGGTACAAGCCATGAACAGGCTGTGATGCAGGCGGATGTGGCTGTTATTAAATCACAGGGTGGTTTTTTAAATGTTGATAAAAATGCTTATCAACGAAATAAAGCAATAGCCCCTTTCTATATGTTCGCTAGTCCCTTTGCGGCAGTTTATAACAGCTTTGTAGATAGTGCTTTTGCCGTTCGTCAAGGTAAGTCAACAGCCGTTAAAGAAGTAATGACCAACTTAGCTATTATTTCATTAGCTGGTTTTGGTTACTCATTAGCAACAGGCCAAAAAGACGATAAAGACAGTTATGCAAAATTCTATGTCACCTCTTCTTTATCTTATGCAACCTCAGGTATTCCATTTGTTAGAGATATAGTTAACTTTACCGTTGATGCAAAAGGCCGTTCAGCTATGTCAACCCCTATAGCATCAACAACAACTAACATTATTAGTCAAACTAAGAAGTGGCAAGACCCCGAAAAAGCTAAGTTTGATAAAACCGTTGCTGCCTTTGCTGCCGTAACAGGTACACCACTTAAACCTATTACGGTACAAGGGGCAGCCATTAAAGACTTAGTGACGGGTGACTATAAACCAGATAATGCTTTTGACACCATTAAGCATATTCTTTATAGGAAGAATAAGCCCGAGTAAAGCCCTTACGACTACATGCCAGAATACATGATTTCATTTTTATAGGCAGCTGCTGTGGTTTTCATACAAGCAAGGTTTATATCATCATCAGCGGCATGTTTTAACAAACGCTTCACGGCATCTTTAGCTAATGACTTAAGGGGGTTAGAAAAAGGGTTGTAGGGTTTTGGTACATAGTCCATTAGATGGGTACAGTAACCTGCTTGTTGAAACATTTTAATTATTATTTCAATGGTTCTATCTGATATTTCCCAAGAGGCGGCTTGATTACCATATAATTTAATAAGTATTTTCCTAGCATCTTCCTTCATATATAAATCCATATTTATTTTCCTTTCACTTTTTCTAATGTTGATAAACTTGTTTTTATTGCTTCATTTGAAAACCCTGTAAATTGTATTAATTCAATAAAGGGTGAAACTTCATTGAACAAATAAACCATTGTATTAGGTTTATTATCTACTTTGTTATGGGTCGCTATGATAGTTTCAGTCATTCCCTCTATTTTGTAATGGGTGATTTTTCCATTGCAGATATTCAATCCTTTACGGATATAGATGCTATCTTGATTCGTCTTTTCTTCTGACTGTAATCCAAACGCTATAAGATATTGATTTTTGTTAGCTTCTGTCATAATGCTATCAGCATGCAGAGTCATGTATTTATCTTTTGAGTATTGATAACCTAACATATCACGACTAAATATAACTTTAGCAGGGGCATTTAATTTAATGGAGTATCTTCCACCAAAATAAACTAATTGTTTTTCTTTAGCATCTAATTTGCTAAGAGTAATTGTTTCTTTTTGTGGGGCTTTACAAACATCCTCAGCAAAGCTATGTACCGTAAAAAATAAGCTTATAAATAAAATAATACCTTTCACTAAAATAACTCCTTTATAAATAGTTAAGAGCATTATTACATGATAATAATATTTTGTCATTTAATCGGAAAGTCGGAAAGCAAGCTTATTATCCTATAGTTTAACTACTAAACTAGGATAATACTATGAAAGATACCCAACTAGCAGAACTTGTAGAATTACAAAGCCTTTCATTTGAAGCGGTTAAAGTTGATTGTGACCCTAGAAACTGGAACGGTTACGGCAAAACCCCTAAGGAAATGAGTAAAGAAGAAAGGGGCGGTAGGTCATTCGATTTAAAAAATGCAGATAAGTCCATTAGTATTTTTGCTCGTATAACCAATATTATCAATACCCATACTAAACCCACAGAGGGCAACCAAAAAGATGATGAAGAATTACAGCAAGATATTGATAAGGTTAAAGAGCAAGCTAAAGACTTACTAAAGCAAGTCAAAGAAAAGGAACAAGCCCCTCACAATGTCCACTAATGAAGATAAAACAGTATCTTTTTTAGAGTTCTTTTTACTATGGGCTAAAAGGCAAGGCTGGCAGGTTCCCCTTATTCATGTAAAAGCCTGTGACTGGTTAGAGCATAGAGGTGACTTAGCGGTACTCCGTTGTTTTCGTGGCTTTGGTAAATCAACGATTCTAGCCGTTTATAATGCGTGGCGTTTCTATAATGACCCCACGTACAGAATCATACACCAATCAGAAACCGATAGAACGGCTTATAAAACCAGTCGTGATACACAGAATGTGTTAAAAAAACATCCGCTCACTACAAACCTATTTGATTATGGTGGTATAGAGCAATGGTGGGTAAAAGGGGCTACTGATAGCCGTAATGCTTCTTTATTTTCAGTAGGTATTCTTTCCAACGTGACAGGTTCACGGGCTAATGAATGTCAAAATGACGACGTGGAAGTACCTAACAACACCCAGACCCAAGAGGCAAGGGATAAGCTACGTGAACGCTTAGATGAACAAACCCATATCTTATTGCCTGAAATTGGTAAAAAGCTATTTATAGGTACACCCCATACACACGATAGTATCTATGATAGAACCGAAGCAAAGGGGGCAGACTGTTTGACTATTAGAATGTTTAAACAAGAGTATCGTATTGATAACGCCACTAAAACCCACTATAAGCTACCCTTTAAAGTGGAGTATGTATTTTATGGTATAGGTGAGTATGCAAGGGTATTAAGAGAGGGTAAAGATTATTTACTCACCGATGATAATACCCTTATCTTTCATTCACCGCCTAACGTACTAATAGATTGTTATGCAGGTGCTGCATGGCCTGAACGCTTTACCCTTGAAGAGTTACAAAAAAGGCGCAAAGAAACCGAAACCATTAATAAATGGGATAGCCAATATCAACTGCATTCTAAACCTGTTACTGAAACTAGATTAGACCCTAGCAAACTACAGATGTATGACGCAGTACCTGAGGTAAGGTTAGCTAATAAAGAGGTCACTTGTTGGCTTGGGGAAACGCAGATAGTAGGGGCTATTGCCTATTGGGATTGCTCGCTAGGTAAAATTAAGTCGGATGCTTCTGCACTCAGCTTAATATTAACCGATAGTGACGGTAATTTATTTTGGCAATTTGCCGAAGCTATGACAGGTGAATTAGCCGAATTTGGGGCTGAAAATAAAATAACAGGGGGGCAGGTTAAACAAGTCCGTGATCTAGTGGTTAAATATAATATTCCTTGTGTGGTAGTAGAAACCAACGGTTCAGGTGGATTTGTCCCGCCCATTCTAAGAAAAGCTCTACAGGGTACAGGGTGCGCTATTCGTGAGTGTCATGTCAGTACCAATAAACAAAAAAGAATTCTGGATGCGTTAGAGCCACCGTTATTATCAGGTTTTATTTGGGCGCATAAAAATGTACTAGAAAGCCCTGCAATAGAACAAATGCGTAACTTTAACCCTGAATATACCAATCAAGAGGATGATTACCTTGATAGTATTGCAGGGGCAATTTTACAAACACCTGTCAGAATCTGTAAGAAAATCGGAAACTCGGAAAACAATCCAAACAATAATACGTGGAGACCAAACAACGCCTCTTATGAGGTGCAAACAGATTATTAGAGGCTGTTATGACTGTCACCACCAATTTAAACTTTAAAGAATATCAAGCTAATGGAGTAGCTACCAACTACACTATACCTTTTCTATTGCTAAATGAAGCCGATTTAATGGTTTATGTGGATAATATTGTTATCCCTAAAAACAATTATAAAATTAATGGTATAGGTAACCCACAAAGCGAAATTGTTTTTTATTCTGCCCCTAAGGGAAAATTAGTATTACAACGCGCTATTACCTTACTTAGAGATACTGATTATCAAGAGAATGGTGATTTATTAGCGGCTACCTTAAACAAAGACTTTGACCGACTCTATTTAATTTTACAAGGCTTTAGACAAGATGATAGCCAAAATTTAAAGGTATCAGACCCTAGTGGTATTAACTCACTACCTGCTGCAGATCAGCGCGCTAATAAGATTTTAGCCTTTGATGAAAGCGGTCAGCCTAAATTAATAACATCCGAATCAGGTAGTGCTACAGAGCTAGCACAAAGCTTAATGAATGATACAGACCCTACTAAAGGGGCTGGTCAAGTGGCTTATAATCCTAGCCTTGATTATCCTAACCATACCATAGGTAGCCAACTAGCCGAATTAAAAGATAATTTACTTCCCTTGTTTACTACATTTTGGTGGCCTAATAGGGATAGTATACCTGTAGGGTTTGTGGCTGCTGATGGGCAAGAGTTACCTATATTAACTTATCTTGATGCCGCTAATGCCATAGCAAACGGTATTGTCCCTACTGTATCAGAAAGCGATTGGATAAACGACCTCACCAAAAGAGGCTGTTATGTAGCTAATTCTCGTAACGGTTTTTTTAGAATGCCTGATTATAACGGCAGCTATGCCGATAGCTTAGGCTCGTTATTCCTAAGAGGGGGAAATAGAACCTTATCTGATGGCACTATTCAAAAGGATGCTGTAGGTGACGCACAAGTACCTGTATCTATTACAGACAATGGTAATGCTTTAGGCAGTCAGTATTGGGATTCTAAAACTAGATTAGCGGCAGCTTTTCATCAAGCAAAAGACGGCCACAATAATATTGAATTAAATTGGAATATCAAGAGTGTAACCAATACCGTTAATATGGGGGCAACTGATACTAGACCTTTAAACGTAACGGGGTGCTGGATAGTACGTCTATTTGGTGCAGTAACTGAAATAGGTAAAGCAGATGCACAACAACTAGCTACTGATTATGCAAATATGGCTGCTCGTATCAGTATTTTAGAAGGTTACAGAAATCATAAGAAATTTACCATCATTTACCCCAATGGTGGCACCAAAGAAAACCCTGCTATTGTCGCTGTTAATAGTCGTTATGTCATGAGTAACCCATTCCCTAATGAGCCTGTCATGTGTGAGGCTGAATTACTTGTAAATGGCATATGGGGCAGCGTAGGGTGGTTTTTTTCTAATGGTGGTTACGGCACGCTTGCAGGTCATATTTTAGAAATTGACAAGATTGTTGTTCAAACAGGTTCTGCTGCAGTAGGGCATGGTTCCAACGGTGCAGGTGGTTCTGTTGGTTTTGTTGGTGGTGCAATACCTCCTAGTCCTTGCCGCGTAAAAGTGTGGAGAATAGTGTAATGCCAATATACAGTTATGAAGGCTTATCAATACAGATCATTGATGAAACATCAACCCCTCAACCCCCTAACCCTTTACCCCTCTATGATAATGAAGGTAATAGAGTAGGGGAAAAGCCAGCAATAGAAATGCAACAGCCGCGCCCTAGTTATGAGCATATTGCCAGTACTACGGGCGAGTGGATACTACCTCCAAAGGAGGGTAAGGAAAATGGAACAGAAGAAAATGCCTCATAAAGACCCTAGCAATTTAAGCACATTGATAGACTTTTTAAAAAACAGTCCATCATTTCAAGGTGCCCTAATGGCAATGATAATAGCTTTTCTAAGGGTTATTTATTATGGCGAAAGAAAGTTTATAAAGATAGGAATGGAAACACTCTTCTGTGGTTTTATATCGCTTGGGGCTTCGGGTGCCATTGATTTTATAGAGACTGTTTTTAGGGTAGAGTTCCCCGACAGTGTATTAATAACAGCCTGTAGCATGATTGGCTTTATTGGTGTAGCTACTCTAAGAGAAGTATTGATTAAATTCTTAAATAAAAAAGCAGAGCAACCAACACGGCCAAGCTATGATGATGAGGATAATTATCTATGACATTGCCAAGGGGAATAAGGAATAACAATGCAGGCAATATAAGGTGGGGTAGTAATTGGCAGGGTTTAGTGTCACCTGAAAAAAGAACAGATAAAGACTTTTGCCAATTTATCCAGCCTGTCTATGGGTTAAGAGCTATTGTTAAACTAATCTTCACCTATAGGGATAAGTACGGTTTAAACACCGTAGAAAGCATTATAAACCGTTATGCGCCTCCTAGCGAGAATAACACGCGAGGCTATATTCAAAGGGTATGCGATAAGTTAGGGGTTAAACCTAACCAACCTATTGAATTGACAGATAAGGCTTTAGCTTTGCTTATTAGGGCTATCTGCGGTGTTGAGAATAATAAAGATGGCATTGATTATTCTAACTATTACCCTAGTGAACTGGTTAATAGAGCTATTGCGATGGCTAGGCAATGACTAACTTTAACAAATACCTTTATATCATTATTGGATTAGCTTTTGCTGTAATACTAAGTTATTTATCCTATGTTAAAAATAGCAGGGATAATGCACTAAACAAGCTTGATCTAGCAAATAAAAGAGTTGAACAGCTACAAACTTATATAGAAAAAACTAACCAACAGTTAAAAGCTATACAACAGCTAGACAAAGACTATCAGGAGAAGTTAAGAAATGCACAAGCTGAAAATGATAGGTTGCGTGATGATCTTGTTAATAACGTTAAGCGGGTGTATGTCAAAGCCAGTTGTCCAGTCTTGCCCACCAATACAGCCACCACCAGCAGCATTAATGCAGCCACCCCCAGACTTACAGGCGACACTCGACAGGATTATCTACGTCTCAGACTAAAAATAAAACAGATTACTAATCAAGTGGAAGGTTTACAGAGTTATATTAATAATGTTTGCTTGAAATAAAAAAACCGCCTAAACTGCAAGGCGGTTATGCTTATTTGGGCTATTGCCCTTTAAGATGAAATTAGTATATCAAATTTTTTTAATCACGACAATATCACGACATTTTTTAATAAAATCATTTATTATCAATGGGTTATTTAATTTAATTGGTAGCAATTATGCCTACCAAATATAGATTCAATAAATCTTCTAAGACCCTTACAAAACAATTGATTGGTAGCTTGTAAGGGTTTTTTATTATATGCTAATTTTGATTAAAGTTGATACATTTTTGTCAATTTGAGTGTTGTAAGGCGACTATAGCGACAATTAGAAAACGTGGCAAATTTAGATAAAAATATGATAGGCGTATTTTTGAACGATATTCTTAGGTAAAACTAATGTTCTGTTACATAATACTTAACGCCAGTTTTAAATAAATACGCCAGGGTAATGCCAGCAGCTTTTGAACAATTGAAGGGATTAACACAATAGCAAGTTCCTTCAGAACGAATCGAAACATGGCAAAGCCAAGCTGAATATAAAAGCAATCTTAAAGATGTTTTTACTGCTTTTAATAAATATGCTGCTCTTAAGGATAAAGGCAAGATAGACGAAATAGGCAATAATCCTATTGTCATTCGTTTACTAGTTAATATAGGTAAAAACCATTGGGAAGAAGCTCCTCCAACTAAAAACAAAGGGTTAGAGCCTGATAATGTAGCAAAGATCAT